AGGCTTTCTTGCTTGTTTTAAAGCGCTAATTTTATCTGCTTTACTTTTTTCCTTATTTTTGTCTGCATCAGGTACATCTTCTTTCTTACCTTTTTGCTCTTTATCTACTGCTTTCTGAAGTTCTGCCTCATCTTCTTTACCGGGCTTTGAATCGTTATATGCTCTTTCATCTTCAGCAACAGCTAATTTTAATTTATTTATTTGATCTTTAATTGCTTTTTTCTGAGATGGAGATGCTTCACCTAAAGTAATTTTTAATATTTCCATCTTACCTGCTTTTTTCTCGGCAGATAAAGCATTTTTAACTACGCTTCCTTTTTTTCCATATTTATCATCAACTTGAGTTTGTAAGCTTGTCATAGTTTCTTTAGCAACCTCTAATTTAGCTGACATGGCATCTTTCTTTTTTCCAGCTTCAGCTGAAGCGATTGAATTTTTAACACCTGCTATTTTAACACCCATTGCATTTACTTTAGCCTGTGCTTTTCTAGCCTTAGGTGCAGTAACTTTCCAATCGTAAAATTTCTTAGCTCCTACTCCTAATGCAGCAATTCCACCAAGTGCTGCAGCTCCTGCAACATCTAGTGAATCTTCATTTAATGATAGGTCTTCAGTTAATTCACCTGCTAATGTTTCAAGTGAAGTCATAATATGATCTATATCACTAATCATATCTGTTCTATTTCCTGTTTCGATATTTACGTCTGATGATACTGTTGGTTCAACAGATGCTATAGGTTCAGATACAGTTGGTGTTGGGTTTAATTCTTCATTAATAACCTCTAACCATTTTTCAAATTTATCCATTTCTTGTTATTTTGATTTATATACTATATATCAACAAAAAAAGGGAAGCATTGCTGCTTCCCTTTCTTAAAATATTTGGTTGGTTGAATTAACCAATCAATTTAGAATTATACTAAGTTGATTAAGTTAGTCCAAGCACCGTCAATTGAGAATTGTACGTATTGAGTTTCTGCATGGAATCCAGCTTCAACTAATGCGAATCTTGACTTAACCGCAATTTTAGGAGCCATAGTTCCTTCAGCGATAGCTTGTACTGATTCTGCCATTAAGTAAGGCATGAATACTAATCCAGGACCGTTTCCGTCTCCTTTTCTACCAACAGATACTGAGTAATCTCCCCATGCCATTGTTGGATCAGTGTAAACATTGATTCCAGCAACAGATCCTAATGGATAGATAGCTCCAGCTGATTGAGAGAATGTATTAGACATTGGGTTAGCTACGAATCCAGCGATTGACTGTAATACTGTAGCAACTTGTGGTCCAACAACAGCAAAGTTACCTGCTCCTCTTCTTCCTCTGTTAGCGATTAAGTTAGCAGCAGCTAAAACTTGAGTTAAGATTGATCTGTGTGCAGATGCAACAGTATCTCCTCCAGTTAATGCAGATGCTTGAGGTAAAGTAATATCGAAACCTCCAGCAGTAAATGCTTCAGTAACGTTTTTAGTACCTAAAGTTCTAACTTCACTTAAGATGTATTGGTTAATAGACTGTGTTAATTCGTTAGTTAATACTGACTCAACTTGAGCAACAGCGTCAACACCGTATTGTTTTAAGTCTTGGATTTGCTCTCTAGTAACTGCAGCAGCAACTTGGAAAGTTTCAGCAGCAATTGATTTAGAGAATAAAGATAATCCCATGATTTTGTCATTAGTAGATTCACCCTCTTTTCTTGAGTATGGTGATCCATCAGCTTTTCCAGAGAATCCTGGAATGTGATCTTCTAATGCTTTTACTAATTCAGCGTCTGCGTATCTAGCAGCAATGTTTGCTTCACCAACAGCTAATGCATCAACAACTTCGATGATGTTTTTTCCGTCGATTCTAGATTCTCCAACTTTAACATCAGTACCTGCAGCAGCATCTGAAGTTTTGATGTAAGTAGGTGCAACACCATTATCTAATCTACCACCTTCGTAAGTAAAGTCTAAGTAAGATAATAATCCCATTGGTCCAGCCATAGGAACTACAGGTACTAAATCTAAACCTACAGTTTGTGCAGCAACTTGCATTGCTAAAGGTAATAATGAAGGAGCTTTATCTCCTGATCCTAAATCTGCAGAGTTTGGGTTTGCAGGTAATTTTGCAGCTCCCATACCAGCTAAATTCATAGATGGATCTAAAGACATAATGTTTGCGTCTTCGTATAATTTGTGGTTGTGACAGTAAGTCGACATCCATGCTAATTTCTCAGCGTCGTTGATTCCTGTAGCAGATTCGATGATCGGTGACCATGTTGCTCTAACTTCAGACTCGTTAATTAAATTTGCCATTTTTGTTATATTATTTTTTTTTAATGGTTTTTATTATTGTTTTCGATTGTCTTTCAGTTTTTTGCTTCTTAACTGATAATCGATTATGTTCATACTATATATCTATAATAATTTATTAAAAAATGAGTTTTTTCATTTTTTCATTTTTTTAATAAAAAAGATTAGAAAACTATTGCTAGTCTTCTAATCTTCTATTTTAATAAATTAAATTTGATTATTTGTTAAATCTACTCTTAAGTTGTAATGCAATTGATTCTGTATCGTATCCAATTGTTGGTTTAACTTCTTTCTTCTCGTTGATAGCTACTTTTTCCATAACGGTTGTAACTTCTCTAAGATCTCTAGTTTGCCAGAAATTTGCAACTTGATATGGTGTGTTTAACGTGAAGTATTTAGATTGAGATAAAATTTCATTCTTTTTAGCTTCTGATAAACCTGACCATGCATCTGAATATTCTGCTGGCATCATTGAAATCACATTAGGTGTAGATTTTGATGGTGCATCAGTAATTAATGCGTTTTGCCATAATCCTAAGATTTGACCTTCTGTTAAAAATCCTCTACCTTCTACCGCGTTTAATACTTTAGATTGATCTTCTTCGTTTAATTCGTTAAACTCGTTTCTTGAGCTTTCAGAAATAAAGTTAAAGAATCCTGGTGTATTAGATTTATTTTCAGTTGTTTTATTAATTAAAGATTGTAACTTTTCAGTTATTTCATTTTTGTAAGTTTGAAGCTCGTTAGATTCTTCAACTTCTTCAGTCTCTTCAACTTCTTCCTCTTTAACTGCTTCAGTTTCTGTAGATTCATGGAATTCTTGATCTTCTTCTTCAGTTTCTTCAACTGCTTCTACCTCTTCAGTTTCTTCAACCGCTTTAGTTTCTTCAACTTCTTCAGTTTCTTCAACTTCTTCAGTTTCTTCAACTGCTTTAGTTTCTTCAACTTCTTCAGTTTCTTCAACTGCTTCAGTTTCTTCAACTGCTTCAGTTTCTTCTGAGATTTCTTCTCCTTCAGCATCTCCTTCACCGTCAAGCTCTAAATCAGCTTCTACGTTTTCTGGCTCTTCAACGTCGTTTGCTACTTCTTTAGCGTCGTTTTCGTCTTCGATTTCTTCAACTTCTTTACCAGCTTCAGCTTCTTCTGAGATTTCCTCTCCTTCAGCGTCTCCTTCACCTTCAAGTTCTAGATCTTTTTCAACATCTTTAACTTCAGCTCCATGTTCTAATTCATTTTCTTCAGCATCAACTGTAGGTTCAGTAACATCCTTTGCATCGTTTTCATCTTCGATTTCTTCAACTTCTTTACCAGCTTCATCTTCTAAAATTAAATTGGTATTTACAGTTTCAGCAACGTATTCTGCGTATTCTGTAACTTTTTCTAAGTTTTCTTTTAAATAGTCGATATACTTTAATAAACCTTCGTGAGTTGTTGCTCCTTCGTTATAAGATTCTGCTAAGTAGTTAGTGTACTCTTTAATTGAATCAACACCTTCAGCGATATGCTCAGAGTATTGAATTGATTGATCTAATTTTTCTGCAATACTTTCTGTGTATTGGATTGATTGATCCGTTTTTGTTGCTAATTCTTCGGCTGTATTAATAGACTGATCTAATTTTTCTGCTAAATATCCAGCATATTCTTTTAGATTTTCTATTTCTGTATCATTGCCATTTTCTTTAGCAGCTGCCATAGATTCTTTAATACTTTTCATTTCTTCAGAAAGATATTGTGAGTATTTATTAAAATCTTCAACAGTGATAAATTTAGATTCTGCCATTGTTTCTGTTTGTTTATTTTCGATTTTTGTTGTTTCTTCGTTTAAATTTGAGCTTCCACCGATTTCATAGATTAAAATATCAGAGTTGTTTTCAAATCCAAAAGATTCGTTAACTCTCTTTAATTCTGCGTTTTCAAATCCAGGATCTGCAACTAAATCATAAGTGAATAGTTGTTTGATCTTTACTTTACCATTAGATTCTACAGCACCAGCGGCTCTTGAAGAAATTTGAAGTGGTACTCCAGCATCAACAAGTGCTTTAGCTTGACGACCAGCGTCAGTATCTAATAATCTAATACGTCCTTTAATTTGCTTATTTGCTTCATCGTATGTTATTTCTTCAATAATGTGTGATACATTCTTTAAAGAAACGTCAAAATTTTGTGGATGATCTAATTCACCTAAAAGTTTAGATGCTTTGATTTTATCTTGTAATGATTCGATCTGTGGTAGATACTCTTCAGCAGTGTAAATACGGTTGTTTCTATTCTTCGTATCTAATTCGCCAAAAACTCCTTCTAATACATATACTCCGTTTTCTTCTTTAAATTCTAAACCCGAAGCAGATCTTTCTAAGATTAATAAGTCAGTTTTGCTCATTTTATTATTTTATTATATTTGTATTATATATCTTTATTAAAAAGTGTGATTTTTAAAAAATTAATTTTTTTAAATATCTGCTAAAGGATCTTCCTCTCCACCTTCTTCTTCTTTTTTCTCTTCTTCTTCCTCTTCAGTTTCTTTCGCTGTAATTTCTTCTAAATATTCGTTATACATTACAACTAAATTTTGCATATCTGCTTCAGTAAAAGCTGTATTACCATACTGATCGAAAAAATATTCTTTAAATTCCTTTTCAGTCTCAGAACTAACTATTGCTCCGATAATTTCTTGAGATTTAAGTTCAATCCCATCGTCTGTTGAAAAATCATCAATTTTAATATCAGAATCAGGTGTAACCGTTTTTGCGTCTTCGGCTATAAAATCTTCGTATAATCTTACTTTTTTCATTTTATTAATTTATTTTTATTATATATCCTCTTTACATTCCAGCGTCCATTGGGTCAACTTCAGGTTCTTCTGCATCTTTAGCAGCCTTTCTTGCTTTATAAGCTGCATTAGCTGCTTTATCATCTGGACTTAGTTTTAAATATCTATCAACTAAGAAGTCTGAATCAAAGTAGTAATCTTCTTCCATTGTTTCTGGGTTTGTTTCAACTAGAGAATCTTTTACAGAACTAATAAATTCTACTCTACGTTCCATGATTTCCATTTGTTTTAATTCAGCAAACATATTCTCTTCAAGGAATTGTAGAGATATTTGTGTTTTAAACGATGCATCATTTTCAAATTCAGGAAATTTTAAACACATTTGAATGTATAATGGTTTAACTAAAATTTCTTGGAATGTAGATCTTAAACGTTTAATAAATTTACCAAACTTGATCTCATCTCTAATCATACCATCGGCAGCTAAATTGAAATCTCCACCACCATCTTCATACATGAATCTATTAAATGGTATTTTAGAAACCATTTTTAATTTATCTGAGAAATATTTAAGAGCCTCTGTATCTGATAATTCAGGACCTTCTCCTCCTAGTGTTTCAATCTCCGGCTGTTCTCCATCTTTCGAAGGTAACCAATATTCTTTATTAAATTGTAACATTGGTTTACCGTCAGTATGCATACTTCCAGATTCCCAATCAAAATCTACAACTTCTTTATAGTTATTCATTAACTGAGCAAGTGATTGTTTTGCTCTTGTTTTAGATTTACCACCAACTGGGATTATAAATTTCATTCTATAAGAAGAATTAGTAACAGCCCAGATTACTCTAGTGTGTTCCATAATTCTCATTAAATTAAATGACCTTATAAGTCTCTCTAAGTAACTTACTCTCGAGGCTGTGGTAATTGATGAATAAGAAATATAAATGATCTGAGAGTCATATAGAACTCTCTCTTTAACTGGATCGTCTTTAAATTGAGTCCATACTTTCTTACCATCCGTTTTATTATATCCTGGAATTAATGTTATAGGATCAATTTCTTTAAATCCAATAATTTGAGTTTGCTCAGGGTTATAAACTATTTCAAAAGAAAGATAACCATCAACTAAGAACTTTCTATAAAAGTACCATGCCGATTGGTCTTGATTAAATCCAAAATATTGATAAATATCTCGATATGCTTTTTGTAAATATTTTTCAACTTCTTCACTAACATCCATTCCTATAAGTTCAGGAGTTGCAAAAAAGTTTTTATTATCATAAACAACTGATTCATCACAAAGAATATCTAAAATATCTTCGATTTCATCATACGTTGAAAATGCTCTTAATTCATTACGCTTACTTTCGTAATTTTGATCGAAGAACGGTATATTCTTACGCATTGTTGTATCAGACATTGAAAGAGCTGCAAACGCTCCATACATATCATCTGAGTCTACTCCCATTTGGTTTATTTGACCAAAACCTATTGCGTCTTCAATCGGACCTATTGCCTGTGATTGCCTAAGTACTAAATCATCATAATACATACCAAAAGAGCTTAGCTTTTTTAGCTGATCTCTCAGTGTAAATGATTTCTTGTTGTAGCTTAATGGTCCATTTCTATCTACGAATCCTGCCATTATAATATAATATTAATTTTGTTTATATATTCTTTTTTTATTTCTTAGAAAACAATCTTCTAATTTGTTTCATTGTAACACCATTTAAATCAATAAAATCACATAGTGCTATCTCTGGCCATTTAGAATAACTAACAACTGCTTGTTTTTGTTTTCTACTTGGTTTATATTGTCTGATTGCAAAATCACATCCGGATCTTTGTAAATACGATTTCATACCGTCGTACGTTATTCTTAATCCTCCTTGTGTTTTTGCGTTATAATATTTTACACCTGTTGAATTACTTTTTATTTGACCTTGTACCCTGCTATATAGATCATCTAATAAATCTTCTTTAACTCTAATTGGTAATAAATTTAAATTAACTCCTAAATCGTTGTTATTATCTAATTGTTCTAAAGCGAGTACTACTGGGTTTTTGTCGAAAAATTCGAGATCTGGTGTAATAGGGTCATATTCAAATATGTATATTTTTCCAGGTTCAAATCTATTTCTAACATAAGCTGCTTCTTTTACACTTTTATTACTAACACCATCATTAAACCATTTCTCAGCAGCCTTTCTGGCAGCTCTTTTACTACCAGCGCTTTTTGTTAATTCTCTTATTTGTTTTTTAACGTAGCCCATTTAATATAGTGTCTTCTGTTAATACTATAAAGTTCCAGTTACGACCTTCACAATATTCTTTAGCAGCATTGTATTTATCCATGTTTTTAACATACTGCTCTGCCAGAAATTTATAAGATTTTATAGCTTTTTTTGAATTTTTCTTAGGAGGTTCTGGTTTTTGAATTTGTGCCTTTGGTTTAATTTCAACTAAATATTCTTTATTAGAATTATCCTGTTGTTTTTGTTTAAAATAAAAATCAGGATAATATTTACGTGCCTTATTATCTTGTCTCGACCAATATTTAATTTCAACAGGCTCACTTGACCAATTTAATACTTTATCATTCATGTCACACCAAATACAGAATTTGCGCTCCCATGAGCTTCTGTATATAATCGGAGTTGGTCCGATATATTTCTCAGGAAAGTTAGGGATAAAATAACCTTGATTAAATCCTGAGTTTTTAGTTGGTTTAACATTCTTTATTGACATGTTATATTGTATAGATTCCAGACTGTTCTCCTCCTTTATCAGATCCATATCCATCAATTGATATAGTTCCTTTATATTTTTGTGGATGAATTTTATTCCATCCTTTAGCGTATCCTCTTTTTGCAATTTCTGTAAAATACGCAAATGCATTAGGATATTTAGGGTTAAAGTTTCTCCAATATTTAAGAAGGTCTAAAATAGCAAATTGAAGACAGTCATGTCTATCATCTTCGTTAACATATCGCATCTTATTTATTGCCTTTTCAGCAAGTAGAAGTAACATCTTCTCTGCTGTTGGAGTAAGTGTGTCTTGTTCTTTTGAAAGACTCATTTCTGCATGAAAATCTTTATTGTTAAGGTAGTTCTTTTTACGTGGCACTGTTTATAATTTAATTTATTTAAAGGTTATACAGTAAAAATGCAATTTGTTTATTAATAAAAAAAGGGAACTTTCGTTCCCTTAATTAGAGTAATATGTAATTCTTAATTACTTCTTTAACTCTGCAATTTTATTTTTCCAATCTAATATTTCTTTTGTAATAAGTATATCAGCTGCTTTTATTTCAGAAATTGATTTATCAGCCTCTGCTAATAAACCTCTTTGATCTTTTAAAAATGATACTATATCTTCGTATGATTCTATTTTTGCGTTTATGTCTGCTATTGTTTTAGATTCTCCTTCTAATAAATCTAATAAAAAAGAAGATGCGTCTAATTTAGTTTCTTCAGAGACTATATTAAGTGCTGTATTTGCAGAATCTGCTTTAAAAAATCTTGCAATTTTTGTTTCTGAATTAAATCTAGAAACATATACACTTTCGTTTATTTTAAATAAATCAACATTTATATTTTTATTATTAAATGAAGCTACAAAATCTAAAACTATAAAGTTTTCAATTAAATTTGGTAAAGATTCAAATAAATCAGATTTATTCTTATTATTATACCTTACTAAACCTGCTTGTAGAACGTGGTTTGTGAAAGAACCATTTATTTCAATTCCATTGACCTTAAAGATGTTTTCTTTAATCAGATATTCAAATTGAGAAGATCCATTATACCAGTTTATTTTATTAGTTAAAAATTCAAACGACTCAAATGCATTAATCGCATTTTTTAAAGTATTACTTATGTGTTCAGTTTCTGTTAGAATATTATTATTTAATTCAAAAGTTCTACCATTAATATAAAATGTTGAAGAATTTTTGTCTTTAAAAAATGGAGATAATATATTTGTTTTCATCGCTTGTTTGTTTTTTAATAAGTGACATTACTATTAGAATGCCCTACAACATACCAAGAGTCTTGATAATATTTAATACTTATTGCTCCTCCTGCTAAAATCTCAATTGACTGAGGTCCTTCAAAATTAGAAGTATCTATTTGAATAGTACCGTTTGCTGCTATAATAACCGATTCTTGTCCTATTGTTCCAGGGGAAAGAACAAGCGGTGATTGTTGTTGATTTGCGTCAATAATCAATGGTGTTGAATTAGAACTTCCAGCGTTTGGAATGTATCTATCACTTGCGTTAAACGAAGTGTCTGCTGCAAAATTGCTATTATTTTGAGATGGCTTAGATGTTAATGTAGAATCTATAACCATTGTAGTATCTCCTCTGTTTGTTGCTATTGTTTCATCTTCTAAACTTCCTTTTGAAACTACCGAAGATACAATTTCAAACATTCTATTACCAACATGCGTTTCTGAATCAAATTCAAAAGCAGGTATAAATGAATTTACTACGATTGGAAATGTTATTTTATATTTATCTTTATCATCAAAAGTAAAATCAATTGGATTTTGTATTTCAAAATCTTCAGGAATTGCATAATATGAATTTAATCTATATGTTGCCTCGTCTAAATGACCAACCTCAACATTAAAGGTATTAGACTTATATAAAGTCTTAACCATCATTTCAGTTATTTTAAAAGCATCTAATGTAGAGCTAACTAAAATCTCAATATCAAATGAAAGCTCTATAGGAATCATTTCAAATTCAGATTGATAACCTTCCATAGCGCCTTCGCTATTCATTTTAGTATAGCTTCCAACATTACGTTTATTTACTAAACTGCCTGAATCAATAGCCATTCCCGTTACTCTTGCAACTCCTCTTGGAACAACATCATAATTACCATCGGCAAACCCTACATCAGGGTGACAATCAGGTCCAGACGCTGTAGAAAATAAAAAATTATCTCTTAAAAATTGATCATCCCCTGTTATTGAATAATAAAAAGGAACATCAATTGCCTTACGGGTATTTGAATCTACTTGTCTGTAGAAATATAGCTTATTATTTAAGTCTGCTAATAAGCCTATGATTAAATGTCTAACGACACTGTCGTCTGAATTGTATTTTAAATTGTATGAAGCCATATTAATTTTTATTCTATAGCTTCTATCTCAAATTTAGAGAAGCCATTTTCTCTATATATTTGTATTTTTTTATCAAATAATTCATGTGGAAGAACTGAGTGATTAATTACAAATGTATTAATCTTGCTCTCTTTGATTACTTGACTTAATATTTTAAGAATATTATGAACCCCATCTGCATCTACTGAACTTAATAATTCATCTAAGAATAACAGATTTAATTGTGGAAATCTTAATTTTAATATTTTAATGATTGCAATAATAACAATAAAGTCTGCTTTTTTACGCTCGCCTGTCGATAATGTTAGTGGGTTGATGTCTTCTCCTAAGTGATTTATAATACAATCAAACTTATCGTTGAATCTAATATGAAACGGAAGGTGCATTGTTTGGGCCATTGCCGCTATGTTTGTATTTAGCCCTGGTAATATTGTTTGAATTGCCAAGTTTTTTACACCATCTTCACCTAATATTTCTTCTATATTTTCTAAAAAATAATAATCACTATTAACTTTAGACTGTGATGTTGTTTTTTCAGATTCTTGAGATTCAAACCCTTTAATTAATTCTTTCATGTGTGGAAAATTACCCTCACTGTCAATAGAATCTTTAATAGTAATTAACTCTTTTTTGAGATTTAATATATTTGTATTTATTGAAGCAACTTTTTCTCGAACCTGATCGTTTTTTTGATTCATTAAAAATATTTTATCTTTAATATCTAAAACATCTTTATTGGCATCTGCAATTTTATTAGGTAAATCTGATATTAAAGCTTCTAATTCTTTTTTTCTATCTTCATGAAAATCAGAAGTTAAAGGAGCCGTACAAGTTGGACATGAATTACTTTCATAAAGGCTTAATTTCTTTTTAAGTTCTTTTAATTCATATTCAAGATCTGATTTATCTTGAGTAGCGCTTTGATTTACTAAATTTAAATCCTTAATAGAGTTTGATATTTTAGTTTGTGCATCAACTAATTTATCTTTATTATCTCCATATTTTTTTAGAGTATTTTTTAATTCTTGAATTTTAGCTTTATCTTTTTTATTAGATTCAGCTAGCATTTCATTAAGTTTCATATTAACTGAAGTAATATTTTCAGTTAATTGTTTTAATTCTCTATCATAAACATCTAATTCAACTTTTAAACTTTTACGCTGTTCTTTGATTTGACGTTGCATATCATTAAGAATAGAAAATCCAAACATTCTATCTATGATTTGCTTTTTATCATTATTTGTCATTGTTAAAAAAGATTTAAAATCATTAACTGACAATATGATAATATTTTTAAATACATGGTATGGAATTCCAAATATTTCTTCTTCTAAATATTCTTGAACTGATCTTTTACCAGCTTTATCAAATTCAACTCCATTTAATTTAACTTCAAATTTATTAGGAGCTAATCCTCTTTCTATTGAAACTTCATTAGTTCCACATAATAAATTAACCTTTACCCAAAGTTCTTTATTAATTCTATTTGGCAGATCTGCCATTTTAACTCCTTCGACTTTACCATATAACGCAAAAACAATCGCATTCGCAATAGTAGTTTTACCGTGGCCATTTTTACCTAGTGTTAAAAATAACTCTGAAGATTCATCTTCAAATTCTAAACGTTGAATTGAATTTCCATAACTTGCAAAATTCTTAAATTCTATAGATTGGATTCTCATTTGTCGTTATCGTAATTATACGCACATAAATCATGCAGCTTCTTTATTCTATCTTTGATCTGTAATTTTGTTTCATCATCATGAGTCATTCCGTCGATATACATATTACACAAATGTAAAATGTTGTAATTTTTATACATATCTTCGATCTCATCCATGTCATACATGTCTTTATCTATAAACGTATCTTGTTCATATATGTTTGGTTCTATTTTACGAGCACCTTCTTGTATTTTATTAATTAATTTAGATAAAGAATTAGATGCTGCGATATAAGATGGAACAAATAGATCTACAAAATTATTTTCAATCTCATTTTTAAATTCACCTAAAGGTACATTATATAGACTTGTAAGATACTTCTTAATAAATTTAGGTGATCTAGTATTTTCAAAGAAAGTCTCGCTCATGTCACTTAAATCAACGAGGTCAAATCCTTTTTCGTTGTT